CTACGAATGCTGCAACACGTTTCGCAGTAGTTACTTCGAATTGAGGTAACTGTACGACCATAGCTTCGTACCACTCATCCACATGTTTATTGCGGGTAAGGATCTTAGCTAATTTTTGCTCAGTAAAATCGAATTCAAATGCCATTATTATTTCGCCGCTTTCTTAGTTACCAATGATTTAACTTTAGCTACTAAAGGCGTAACTAAGCCAGTTACTTTGCCTACAACGCCATTAACTTGCGCATTGAATTTAGCACCGAAAACTGCACCAACGATTAATAAAATGATTGTATTTAACATGTGTTTCTCCTTAGTTTTATTTTTCTATATTATCTTCATATCTCAACTTAGCAAGGATATAATCTTTAACTAAAGATGAGCGAACTATGTCATCAACGGTAAATTCTATCCTAGTGAAACTACTCATATGCTGAGCAATATCAAAGAACTTCAATATACCACTAACGTCATTTTTCTTTTTATTCAAGTCGGTCTGGCGATAATCACCACACCAAATGATCTTAGAACGATAACCAACACGAGTCATAACGGTGTCGATCTCCTCATAAGTCATGTTCTGCATTTCGTCAACGATAATAATAGCGTCATCGAAAGACATACCTCGGATAAACGAAGTCGATATAAACTTAACGTAGCCTTGTTCCTCAAGCCTATCCCACGCATCTTTGCGACCAAAAAGAGTCTCACAGATTTGTCGGTATGGCTGTTCATAAATTTCCATCTTCTCTGCCACGTCACCGGGAAGATGGCCCATATCGCGAGATTGAACTGCTGATCTCACAACTATGATCTTGCCAAATGGGTTACTCTTATCTAATACTTCTTCAATAGCTTTATATAGTGCGCAGAATGTTTTACCTGTACCTGCTACACCATGCAAAGCAATAAAATAATCACCGATCTTATATGCATCAAAGAACTTCTTTTGATTGTCGGTTAGAGGATCAAACTTCTTAAGTTGTTCCGCTTTAATTCTTAGTCCGTTACTTACGGGCTGTTGAGTAGGTTCTTGATTAATGGCATCTACTATACCATTATCCCGTTTATGTCGGGCCATTTAGTATCCTTATTTAACTTTATATTTGCTTTGCTGACTTGTTAAGTTGACTACCTGGGGTTTTTTCGTGGATACGTTGTAATACTTCTTTGAATCCTGCATCTGTAGTACGTATACCTAATCTTACAGGATCGATCAACGGTGGCATACCTAATAAAGATTCCATGTGCGGGTTTTCTTTTAGATATTCTTCCTTGGCTGATATAGACATCATCTTTTCGATTGTCTCCCCAGTATCCTTATTTCTAAAATCATACAGTGGCATAATGTTCCTCTTTAGTTTTATTTATAAACCCAGGGACATCCCTTTTCTTCCAAGAGAACATTCTTTGCTTTTCACCGTTATAGTAATTACGATATGATTGTACACCATCGCTAGGTACTTTATATTGATCTGGCATGGCCGGGGTTGGATCAGTAAAGTCTCCATGTGGCAAATTATTTGGGAACCACTTTAATTTATCAACCAAACCAATCTCTTGACACTTATGGACCTTACCATAACGATACGTGTATTCGGTGCATAATGCTTTAAGTAAACACCATAACCAATAATAGTTGTCTCGATTCTGTCTGCACCATACGGCGGATGGATGGTTGATATGAGTAGCACTGTATAATGTTTCGTTACGGTCGTCAGATAGTACCCAACGTTTGACATTACGGCCAGTTGCTGTCTTACCCATAGTTTGGTCACCATCTAGTACTCGATGTGCAGTAGATAATAGTTGACATGACTCAAGGATCATCTTGACACAATGTTTGTCAACATGATACTCTGCAGCTTTAATAGGATCTTTATGCAGATAGAAGATGTTCATCTACGAATTCTCCATCTAATCTTTTATGATCTACAACTTCAGTTACCAATAAGCCTTCGTCATCGTAGTACGATACTTTAAACTTCCAATCTTGGAGGACTTCGAACGAGATTACTTTAGCTTGATACTTCTGTAGCAGTGAGTTTTGGGTTGTAATGAGCATGATCTAATAACCACCTTTTCATTTTAAGTGCACCTTTGTCCTGTAGTGCGTAAGCTTCTATTTCCCAGGGTTGACGACGATATATGTATCTGTGTTTGTCGTCTTCATAAGTTAGGTATTTAATCCTAACATTATACTTCAATTGGCCAGATATAAATTGCCTGGCGTGAACCAATTCATGCGCAATAGTCTTGCATAAACTGGATGTGTTCTTTGCATTTAGCTCGATCATGATGTCGTCATCATATTCTTGATCGCATGAACCTAACATCTCATCAGTCTTATAATTTTTAAATAAGAAAGTGTACTTTACATCTTTAGCTTGTTTAGGATATTTTTTGGATATGGACTTAATCAAAGTCTTTTCGGCAGCAACACACTGTTTAACGTATGTTGTTAACCTACGTGTAGATAATCGTTCAACTGCTGGTGTGCAGTAAACCGAAATTTTATCTGATTTATAGAGTAATATCTGCCTTATCATAATACCAGTATACCACAACTCCTAATTAATGTACATGCCATAATAAGTTATTGATTATAAAGACAATTTGGTACTCACCCATTAAACCTAGGACTCACAAAATCCTAGGTTAATAGTTTATAATATATTTATGTAAAACTATGCTTTGGGCTGCTCGGGTGGTACAAAACCTACTTCTTCTGCAAGCTTATATGTTACTTTCTTATAAAGCTTAGTCAATGCTCGGTCTTTAACTGCCAATAAGATCTTAGCCTCGCTAGGATGTAGACTTTCAAGCATGCTAATGAATAGCTGCTCTCTCTTACCTTTAGCTAAGTCCTTACGACAAAAGATGTACATACGATTGATCTCTTGTCTAAATACTGCAGGTGTTAAACCTAATGGTGCAGCTTCAGATCTAAATGGTGGATCACCTTCTGGTAATAACATCTTGCCATTTGGGTGGAATGCATACTTTAATAAGAGATCCAATTCTTTATCACTCTTATAGTCATGGATCTTTTTAGGATCCTTATTGATCTCTTCTAAGATCTCAGGAATAAACTTTTTTCTTGCCATATTAAAACTCCTCGATTTCATCAAGTAAGAGTCTACATTGATGTTTAATTAAATAATTCATTACGGAATTCTTATCACCTTTCGGTTTAGTATCCTCATAACTACTTATAATGGTTTTACATAGTGCCTCGGGAATGTAATCAAAGTTAACCAACTGTTGATTCCTCTGATAGTTCCTACGTTCCTCGTCGTTCTTACACGCTTCAATACCCTTTTCAAAGAATTCTGGAAGCCTCTTAGCCGAGAAGGGTCTTTGCCTGTCGCCAGACACAAATACATCGTCCTTCGAGAGGATATTAGGTATGCCGTCTCCTGAGTCACCTTTGACGATATGTTGAATCGTATACTCTTGAATTTCCCGCGCTGACCCTTCAACGAACTTACGTTGCATAGGCGACCATTGACGAACATTCTTATTCCTTTGTAATTGGATAAAGTCTTTGTCTGATGAGACGATCAAGACTTTCTGCGGTTCTGTAAATAAACCTTCTTGCACTAATAAGTTTTCTTGGGTATAATCTGTAAGTGCTGCAATGATATCATCAGCCTCAGCAGTATCGATAAGTAAAACTTTATAAGGAAAGTTCTCAATCAGATCTGTGCGTAGCTCAGCTAGAGTATCGAATATCAAACCCCAATCGAGGTCAGACTTTTCTCTATTTGCTTTACGATGGGCTTTATAATGAGGGAAAATAGCTTTACGCCAATAGTTCCTACCGTCACACGCAATAACGATCTCACCGTACTCTTTACCATACTTCTTCTTATAAGATTTAATGGTTGAGATGGTGCTGTGTCGAATAAGATTCTTAATCTCATCAGCAGATTGACGTTTGATGTCGTTCTGAAATGGTAAGATGTTACTTAATGCTATCTGACTATAATCAAGAATTATCATTTAATTTATCTACGACCTCTTCAAGGGTTTCTTTAACTCTCCACGAGTTTTGCTCTGCAAATACTACAGTGATAGGGTTAAGTTTATCTTCGTCATCTTCTTCGTACATCTCATAGACGGATAATACTTTGCTTGAGTTGATAGCAAGCTTCTGACTTACTGCACCTTCCCAAGCATTAGTTAAGTGTATGAACGCCATTAAAAGGCTCCTAATAAAATTGTTTCTTCATTGATACGGCCGTTTGGTGCGGTAGGCTTGGTCGTAAGAGCCTTTGCTGCTAGATTCAAATTCTTTTTACTAATAGTTAAGTCTTTAAATAACTTCTCAGGATTACGAAGAGTCCATGACCAAGATTTAGCCACGCTATAATTAATGATGGTTGTACCCTTAACTGATAACGCATCCGAGTCATCTGCCACATACGCTACAAGCTTACGATATTTAATATTATACGCCCATAATTCTTTAGCACCAACGATGTCTGCAGGATTACATGATTTAATATTTAGTAGATCATGCTTAAACATATACTTAAGCTTCTTAACTATTACTGCTGGTGGTTTTGCCTTAGTTA